TCCGGCAAATACACCACTCGATAGCCCCAATGAGTTGTCCACGAGGTGCCCCGCGGGCGCTTCTCCGGGAGGTCGAATGATCCATACGTCCTCATCCGGTAGTAATGCTTGGGGCATAACTTCGCGGCCTTCATGGTGTTATCGCAGTTTTCGACGTAGCAGACGTACAAAGCGACTCACAATCGCTCAATCGCCCCCGTCGTCATGGGCTATTACCGACGCACTTGCACCCTGATTCCGTCAGGTACGGCCCACGGTTATCCGTGGAAGTCTGAATAATTGGTGTTCAAGTACTCGCGCAAAGCTGCCTGCTGCGCCGGCGTGCGCTTCTTCCGGCTTGCCAGGTATTGCATCGCTGACGCTTCTTCGCCGTAGTCGCTGGATGAGAACACGGGTTGAGCCGTGCACTTACAGTTCCCGTGCGCGGCGAACCGTGCCGTGGTGTCGCTGTAAACCGCCCCACGGTCAGCGAGCATCCGGCAGAGCTTACAACCGCCGTTCGTTACCCGCCGCCAACCAACAGCGGAAGGATCCCGGCGACGGTTCGTGAGGATCGTGTCACGGTAAGGCCGTGCGGTCTCCAACTGCACAACCTCAGCAAGCCTGGACTCCGCCCCGCCTGGGTCGTCCGTGAACAGAGGGTCAGACGCCCAAGCAACAGCGCGGCGGATCTTCTCCGTGCGCTCCAGGATCACAGGCTCAGCGATGTAGAGCTTCGGGGCCGCTTCCCGTTCCCGCTCATCGTCGTAGAAGTCAGCCGCCAAAGCAGAAGACCCCAACGAATAATGAGCAACAACAGCCGGCGCCGCTTCAAGCAGCAACGCCCGCTGCTGCTCCGGAGAACCAGAGACCCGCCCCAGCAGAGTCATAGCGGCATTCACAGCCTGACCAACAACTAGCGTCAGGGCCGCCTTAGACTCACCCGCCGTCGGCATTAGCCTGCGGCGTCAAAGCCGCCACAACAGCACGCCCTGCAGCACGCCGCTTATCCGCCATCGCCCGCCGAATCTGCTGCTCATCCAAGCCGAGCAGCTCCAACCCGACCTCAGTCTCAGCAAGCCAGGGGACGACGCCGATCTGCTTAGCGCCAGCATCGGCCGCAGCGGCCCGCGAAAGGTAGATCGGGGACCGCCACTTGGTTTCGATGGAGCCCCACGCCTCGGGGACTTCCGAAAGCCCGTTCTGGATCGCCAGTGCCCGGTTCACCGTGCGGCGGATCGGAACAGACCAGTCATCCATAGCACCCTCAGCCTCAGCAATCAGATTCTCCCTAGAAGCCGCATACGAATCCGCACTAGTCGGGTTCGCCATGTCCGTCAACGCGAAATCCGAATCCGGCAGATCCGTCTCCCGCGCCATAAGCTTCGCCAACGCATTCAACTGCGCCAAGTGCGGTTCTGGCGACTGTGCATCGAACTGCTTCACATCAGCACGAGGGTTTTCCGCGTCAGGGTCGTCCGGGATCCCGAACGTACGCCCAAGGGCGAGCTGCCACGACGATTTCACCGAGCCGTCAGCGTTCTTGAAGATCCCCTCGTCAGCGCCCATCAGGATCATCTTCGGGATCGTGTAGACGTCCATGTGGCCCTCAAGGCGGACCAGCGCCCGCAGCGCGGAACTGACATGGGCCATAACCGGTCGAGTAATGCGTGACTTGCCCATCCTGCGGGAGCCCCGCGGACGGTACACCAGTGGGTCAGCAGGAACGTGCCAAGGGTGGACAGAACGCTCAACCTGCCATTTTCCATCAACCTTGTCGGCGCTGATCGTCAATCCGTCAAGGTACAGGATGAAGCCCGTGATCTTTCCATCCGTGCGACCAGTCACCGACAGAAGATCATCAAGTCCACGACGGCGGGGGTTCCAGTGCCCGAAAGCATTCAGACCGTCCTTAGCGTGGACCAGCGCGGCCGGCTCGCCCGCAGACTCATCACCTTTCGTGGTGATCAGGTAATTCACCCCATGAATCAGCGAGTCAGTGCGACCCTGTGAAAGCTCAGAGAACAGGAAGTTACTTTCCTCAAGATGGCTCATGCCGAGAGACTCGAGATCCCCGTCAGCCCAAATCATCCGCTCCAGGTTGCAGCGACGGGCGAGGCCATCAACACCCTTAGCCGCCCACCCAAGAGCCAACCCGATATTGGCGTACTGCGGCGGAATGACAGTGCCGATCTGCTGCACAGCCCGCTTACCGTCATAGTGCGAGGAACGCAACAGGTTCCGCGGCTCCTTCTTCGCCAAATCCTCGGCGCACAGGTTCAACGTCACCAGTTCGTCATCACTAAGCCCAGGGACAGACAGCTTTTCGAAAGTCAAAGTACCACCGCCGTCCTAGATCCAGTCCGCCGCACAGGACGATTCACGTTGTCGTTTTGAGCGCCCCACAGGGCAAGGGTTTCCGCCACAATCGGCGTAATGTCAGACGCGGCGTCTTTCCTGTTCCACGCCCAGCCGCCGGCAAGGGGGCGCTTCCGAGCCAACGACAAAGCCACATTCACTTGCGGCTGATCCGTGTGAACCACGGAACGGTCAATAACCCCGTCGTAGAACTTCGCGCACGCAATCGACATGTGCCGGCCCTCGGCGGCGGCAAGCGTCACAAGAATGTCTGTCCCAATCAAGTAATGCCGGCCGCGCCGTTCCTCAACCAGGCCAGACATCTCATCCACGACAACGGCGTGCAGACGGTTCCTCGCAGCACGCGACTTCACCCAAGGGATAACCCAGTCAACGCCCTTACGGCTGTCATCAAGCTCCACATGCCAACGCCCATCCGGACGCTGACCAGCAAGCGCGACAGAAGCAACCGAACGGTTCGGGGGAACATCGATAGCGAGCGACAGGCGCTCAATAGCCATCGACGCCGGGTCGGCAACGGCCGCCCATGCGTCTTCACTGATAACTCGGTGCTGAGAATCGGCATCCCAGATTCCCATAGCCTCGCGGAGGAATGAATCTTCGGACAGGCGCAAGCGCATACGCTGGATCGCCTCAATGGACGTCCGATGCGGGAATGACGGGTTCGCCTTCGCTTGCTGCTCTTGACTGTCCGCGGATGCGTCACGGTCGGCGCTGAACTCAACATAAAGCGTCTCGCCCTTACCCGTACCTATAGCGATTGCCTCAGAGCGCATGCGCTCGAAAACCTCGCCAGGGTCGGTAGGGCGTGGCGGGGTCCCAGTGAATAGCGCCAGCGCATTAGGTGATGCGTTCATGGCTGGCAGCATGTCGTCCAACGCACGCTCGGTTAGGATCTGCGCTTCGTCAAAGACTTCAATATCGACCTTCGCAAAACCACGGCCGAAGCCGGTTTCGCGGGCGCCGAAAAGGATGCGCGACCCGTTCCGAAAGAGTATCGCCTCTTCGCCAGAGCCTGTGAAGATCTGCTCAATGTGCGGAGAGATCTTCCGGCGGGTCGCCATGCCCTTCATTGAGCCGAAGGTTTCCTTGGCCGTCTTCAATCGGTGCGCAGTCCACAGCACTGTTAGATTCGGGGTCAGGAGACAGAGTGCAAAAGCAATCGCGCCGATCAGGTACGTCTTGCCGACCTGCCGCGGGATGGACATAGCCACGCCGCCAACGACGGCCGCATACTTACCATCGGCACGCTTAGCCAGGATCGCCCTGCCCGCGCCGTCCTGCCACCGGTCAAAACCAAGGCCAAGCTCTTTGCACTTATCTCGCACAGAAGGCCAGCCGGTAGACTTGATGCCCTTCGGCAGAATCACATGGCGGGCGGCGTCAGATAGCTTCTTCGTCCCACTCTTCGTCGGGGGTGCCGTGACCGCCATCCTCCTCAGCCTCCTGCCGGACCTTCACATCAATCGCTTCAATCTCGCGACTAATTTCCTGAAGCCGTCGCGACAAAGCTGCTAGATCGCGTGGGGGACAGTTTGGGTCCTGCACCGTCTCGGCTACACGGCGGCGCATAGCGACCAGCAATTCACGCTGATCTCCAGCTTCCGCAGCCTCGGTGATGGTTCGAACCTTCTTCGGAGTGGGAGGCTTTTCATTCGCACCAACAGCCCTCAAGGGTGACTTGCGAGCGGCCATGCGAACCACCTCCAGTGTGGAAAAAATGCTACGGACAGACGACGCCT